CATCGTGTACCATCATATCAACTTCGTCAACTACTGAACTGTACCATAGTGTACCGTCTGCTGTTGTTGAAGTTGGTGCTGTAGCTGAAGCAGTAAATGCTGACAATACTGTCCAGTTACTAATTAATGTTGCTGAAATACCGATATCTGCAAGTGCGCCATCAGTATCAGTAATTTTAACATCACCGCCTTTTGAGTGTGAAATAACAACTCTATTAGTTGCATCAATTGAAGCAACAACACTTGCAAATCCTGCACTGTTAATTGCATCTGCAATTAGTTCTGCGTCAGTAGTTGCACCTGTTGCTACAACACTCATTGTTTTTGATGTGTATGTTGCTACGCCTGGCTTTGTTTCTTGAAGTGTAAATCCGTATGTGCCAGCAATAATTGAACTTGCTGTTATTGCACTAGATGTAACTGATGAAGCACCTGCTTTTGATCTGCGGAAGATTTTAAATTCTGCTAGTTCGTCTACTGCTTCTGTCCAGTTTGATTGTACATAAAGATCACCTACTGCAAGATTAATTCCGCCGCCAACTTTATCAAGTGCTAGTAATGCTGCTGCATTACTATCGTAAATTGGTGCAGCAACTAAATCCCATAGTGCTGTGTCTTGGTTCCAAACTTTAACTCTCCAACGTGCGCCGCTGTTTGGCTCAGTTGTTTTAACCCAAACACTTCCTGTTGGGCGAGGCTTAGTTGAAGCTGTCTTCCATTGTGGAACTGATGTATGTGGATCAATTACTAGTTCTGGAATGTAGTATGTACCTGCTGTAATACCAACTTGAGCTAGTAATCCTGTTCCTTCTGCAATTACAATGTTATCTGCATTGCTGCCGTCATTGAATATAGCAAGTTGCCCATCAATGTTTGCTGCTGTAACACCTGCATTTGACAAGTTTGAAACAGCGTTGAATGCTGTAACAACATCGTCTAAAGTTGTTCCGCTTACTGCAACACTTTCGCCATCTACAGTAAATGTGTTTGCTGATGTAATTGATGTTATCGCGCCGCCTGTTACTGTTGGCACTGTACCTGTCCAAGTAGTTGTTCCTACTTTGACCCAGTTACCTAAATAGTTTTTGTAATATACAGTATACGCTGTAGTTTGTCCTGCAACAACTGCATAGTCACCAATTGCGCCAACTGACCCTTTTGGTACGCCGCCTGTTATTTGAGCTGCATCTGTGATTACAGTTGGTGCTTTGACTCCGAATGCTTGTCCGCCTGTTGATGTTACGGCTGCGCCGTTCCATTCAAAAATACCAAATGATGTCGATGCAGTGTCTACCCAATATGCGCCATCTGCTGGTGCACCTGCGGGAGCATTTGCTGCTGCTTGTAATTCACCTAGGTCTACGTCTGCACGTACAACCCAAGCTCTGTTTGAAACGCCAAGTAATGAGTAAGCTGCTTGTAGCCCGTATTCATTCAGTTCGCCTGCGTGAATAGCATTATTACTTGCGTCAGTGTAAAAAATTGGATCTCCAAAAGTTTCTGTAAGGTCGCGCTGCGAAGTAAGCAAATAAGGTGTACCTGCTTTAGCCTTTGTAGTACCTGGAGCAATACCTGTGCCAGCGCCATTAGTTTTATTTTCGGCGGAAGCAACAAATATCAGTGGAACCGTACCCGGTTCAGCTGGTGTGTAGAAACTTTCGTCTACTACGCTAACCTGTACGCCTGGTGATGTTAGTGCCATATTATTTCTCCTATTAATAGTGTGAGCATTCGTTACTATTATTTAGCCTATATAAAATAAAACACCGTGATATACACCAATAAAAAGGCACCAAAAAGGTGAGCTAAATACATTATGCGACCTTTATGCAAATGTGGCTTGCGTCCTGCCGCTATAAACTATAAAAAAGAGGGCAAAACCTATTATCGTTCATTGTGCGAACGATGTTTACGCAACGGTGTTGGACACGGAATTCCTAAATGGAAACGCACCGGTTATCAAAAAAAAGACAATTGTGAAAAGTGTGGATTTAAAAGTAAGCACTCAGAACAGTTCAATGTGTTTCATATTGACGGTAATCTACAAAACTGTCGACCTAGCAATCTAAAAACAATATGTGCTAACTGTCAACGAGTTCTTCAGAAGGAAGGCATACGTTGGAAACAGGGAGACTTAGTCCCTGATTTTTAAATATTGTTTTCATTAATGTATGTACATTCTTTCTCAAGCGTTGCAGATCACTATTATTGTCAATAGTATAATCACACATCCATTGTTCGATACTCATTGAACTAGGATCTTCTGTAGGTAAATGATCTGTCCTATCTACCCATATAGCATAGTCGAATAATTCTTCGTTTTGCATTGCAAAAAATTCACGCTTATTGCGAAGTCCGCAATAGATATCGTGCTCGGCAAACAGATTACGTCCGAGACGTGCTAAATCATCTTTACAATAATTATGAATCATATCATACCATTCGGTACGATGATTGTGGCGATCTTGATAACACTCTTCTTCGCTAGTATAGCTATACTGCCATTTAAGATGTTTAAATATAAACAGTTCAGAACAAAATTTTGACGACGATTGGAATGTATATCCGTATGCTTCTAACATCTCACATACCGTATCTTTGCCGTGACGGCCGTGTCCTACAACTAATAACTTTGGTAACACAGACTACTCCTTTTAAACTTTACTTAATTATAGCGTAGTTTGTAGTGTATGTCAACCTTTTTCATTTATCATTTCAGCTTCACGAGCTTTATATGCGGCTTCAAAACCTGTAGCACCGTATTCTGCTCTTTCGTTATTACCCCAAAGTCTTTTAAAATATGAATCGTAAGTTTGTTCAACTACTGAGTCTGATTCTGATTTATCAATAAGTTTACCTTTGATCAACCAGTTTAGCCGATTAGCTTCTTTTCTTACAAATGGACTGCACACAATATTAACTCCTATGTTATATTGTATTTACTGTATATGTAAATGTTAGCGTAAACTCAGGCTTTTTAACCAATAGTGAAGCCGTATCCTACCCCGCCAGCTACTTGCATTGTAAGTTCTAATTCAAGTTTTTCCATTTCAGCAGCCGCTTCTGCTTTGAGTGCATCACCGTTAAGTGCTGAACCTCCCTGTGGTCCTGCAATTGTAGCAAATTTACTACGTGCTTCACCGAGCATATATTTACACCCGGCAAGCGTGTAGTCTTTAATCCACTGACTTGCTAGATAGTCTTTGAGTAATTCACTATCAGGGCGATAGTTGTACGCATATAATAAAATAGTTTCGTTTGCTCTAGGACGCTGTAGTAGTGTTAATTTTTTAGTTGTAGTGTTCCATTTGAATTCTATAAATGATCCAAACATTCTACCTACTAGTTCTTGATACTGACTAAACATATCGTATGTTGCTAGGCCGCCTAAGTTCGAACTTGATAATAAGTATGCGTTTGTATATGCTAGACTAAAAGGATCAAATAAACTTCCGCCACCATTTTCTCCACTGTCATAAAGTTTTATATTTACAACATCTCCGGTAGTTAATCCTGTGTTAAATGTAATAGTCCTTGCATCATTATCAGTAGAATAATTTGTAGTAACTGTACCATTAACTGTTACAACAATAGATTGTACTATTGCTAAATTATAATTTACATTAAATACTTGCTGAGAATTCGTTGAAATTATGGTAGTTGAATATATTGGACCTCCTGATGCCGAGGTACTTGGGCGAGAACCAATCGATCTACGAAATGATTTACGAACTTCTACTACTTCATTTGGTAGTGTATACTCATTTTGATCAACTACAGTATCCATAAACAAATAGCTTTCTTCTACTGAATTATCACTACGTTGTCTAAATTTACTAAGAGACTTAGTTAAAGCAGTTTCGTAATGTATAGGATCTAGTTCAACATCAACCATACCTCCGCCTAGAAAAGCGTTTACATAGTCAAATATTGCTTGTTTTTGTGTTTGTTCAACTGCCATTTAAGTTTTCTCCGTCATAGTATTTATCGTAGTTGTTATCGTTACGATAAATATGTATATGCCAAGATTAAGTTTATACAAACCAGAACGCGGAGCAGACTTTAAATTCTTAGACCGCCAAATTAACGAAATGTTCACTATAGGTGGAACAGATCTGTTTGTTCACAAATATATTGGAACAAATGACGGAACAACAGAAAAAGATCATACACAGATACAAGATATGGTCTTTATGGAAAATCGTGATCGAAAATACGACAAAGACATTTATACTATTCGCGGTATATACAATGTACAGGACATTGACTTTGACCTGAGTCAGTTCGGACTATTTTTAACTAATGACACATTGTTTATGACTGTGCATATTAGCACTTCTGTAGAAGCAATTGGACGTAAGCTAATGCCTGGAGATGTTATTGAGCTTCCTCATTTAAAGGATGAATATGCTCTTAATGACTTTAGTGTTGCACTAAAACGCTTTTATGTCATTGAAGACATTAATAGAGCAGCTGAAGGCTTTAGTCCAACTTGGTATCCGCATTTATATAGACTTAAATTAAAACAAATAGTAGATAGTCAAGAATACAAAGATATACTCGACTTACCTGCAAGTGAAGATTATCCAGAAGATGGAACACTGCGTGACGTATTAAGTACATTTGAAGCAGAAATGCAAATTAACAATGCAGTGGTTACTGAAGCAGATAAAAACACTCCTAAGAGTGGTTACGATGTCGACAGTAACTTTTATACACTTGCTGCTGACGAAACTACAGGTAGGGCAAAACTACAGCAAGTTGATGCTGACGGTAGTACCATTACTGACAAAGCAACACCTACATCACACGGATATAACGGTTTATTAATTGGTGACGAGTTTGCACCTAATGGAAGTAACTTTTCAAGTGGTATTAGTTTTCCTTTAAATAGCACAGAAGGTGACTATTTTTTACGTACTGACTTTTTGCCGCAACGTATGTTCCGTTGGGACGGTAAGCGTTGGCTTAAAGTACACGATGTTAAGAGAGCTGCAATGAGTAATGATAACAAAAATACACTACGTGGATCGTTTATTAACGATGTAGATACATATCTGTATAATACTCCACTAGCAACTGACTTTACAAGACTAACAGTTGGTGCAACTGAAATTGAAACTGAAATTGCATATATGACTGCAAAATATATTCAACTAGAGTTTACAGATAAGTTAGACCAGGATGGAAAATTTGTTTTAACTTATGAAACTTCATTAAACGCTGGTATGCTAACATCTTACACAGGATCAGATGGTAGTACACAATTTGTAAAAATTACATTACCTCAAGATGCTGTTAAACACGAAGGTTTATATACACTAACATTATATAATACACGGACAAAACAGAGACAATCGCTGTCACAGGCATTGCGACCACAGGCGGATAATTAATGCAACATTTTTATGACGGACAAATAAGAAAATATCTTGTGCAAATTATGCGCTTGATGAGTAATTTTGGATATAAAACTGGTGACGGAACAGAAGTAAAAGTTCCTGTTATGTACGGAGATATTACTAGACAAGTTGGATCAATATTAAGAGACAACTCTGAAAATAAAATTCCAAGTGCGCCGCGAATGGCCGTATATATCACTGGACTAGAAATGGATCGTGATAGAACTAGTGATTCTAGTTTTGTAGGTAAAAGGCACGTTAGAGAACGTGCATATGATGAAGCAGGTAACAAGTATGAAGATTTTCAAGGTCGAAATTATACAGTTGAACGATTAATGCCAAGTCCCTATAAGTTAACAGTTAATGTTGATATATGGACTACAAACACTACAATGAAACTACAGATTATGGAACAGATATTGATGCTGTTTAATCCTAGTTTAGAAATACAAACTACAGACAACTATCTTGACTGGACTAGTTTAACTACGGTAATGTTAGACAGTATAAACTTTAGTAGTCGAACTATTCCTACAGGAACCGAAAGCGAAATTGATGTTGCTAGTTTAACTTTTTCAACACCGATATACATTAGTGCTCCGGCTAAAGTTAAGCGTCTTGGTGTTGTTACTAATATTGTTACTAGTATTTTTGACGGTGATGGATATGTTGACTTTGAATCAATGCTCGAAGATACTAATTTGTTTAGTATTGGAGGATACACCCAGTCAAGTGTTGAAGACGGTAGTGAAAATGTTGTTGACACAGGAGAGTTTCCAAATCAAGGAAATGGTGAGCTTGAAATATCTAGTCAAGTTACTCGTCATTCAAGAGCTATAGTTAATAATCCGCTCCAAGAAAGAATACTATTAATGAACGGCAAAGCATTAATACTTACAAACGGTGTGCCGGGCAACGAAAAATGGTCAACCTTTATTAATGCCTTACCTGGAAGATATCAGGCTGGCCTAAGTATTATCTATCTAAGAAAACCTGATCTAAGTGGATTGCTTGCAGGCAGAATTACTATTAATCCATTAGACGAAACACAGTTAGTTATTGACTTTGATAGAGATACATTACCTAGTAATAATACTATTCAAGGTCCAGCACGTGATGCAAACCAATACTCAAGTATCGATTATATAATTGATCCGTTACGTTATGATCCCCAATCTGATACATCAAAAGCAGGAGTACGCTTGTTGCTACTAGGTGCTATTGGTAGTACCACAAATACAGATGGTGCTGATGCTTGGAAAAATGCTGATAATACAGACTTTGTTGCAGGCGCAAATGATATCATTGAGTATGATGGATCTCAATGGAATATCATATTTGATGCAAGTAAAGACTACTTGCCGTATAATGACACAACTATTACAAAACTATACACTACTAATCTTAACACAGGAGTACAATACTACTGGGACGGAGACCAGTGGTTATTAAGCGTAGACGGTGAATATGCCAAAGGTGACTGGTCAATTAACTTATCTGGCTAATTACTAGTATGAGTAAGATAGTTTGTAGTGGCGCACTTTTCTATGCGCTAGACACAAAAAGATTTTTGTTTTTGCATCGTGCTAATGGTAAAACTGCTGGCACCTGGGGACTAGTGGGTGGAGGCAATGAATTAGGTGAATCGCCGTTTGATGGATTAAAACGTGAAATACAAGAAGAAGTTGGTGATATACCTAAATTTGTAAAAACTATTCCATTAGAAACATTTGTATCTAACGATGAAAAATTTAATTTTCATACATATCTTGTTGTTGTAAAAAAAGAGTTTTTGCCTAATTTAAATAACGAACACGATGGATATGCTTGGACTAGTTTTGGAAAATGGCCAAAAACACTACATCAAGGATTGCGTAACACTCTACAAAACAAAACTAATCTTAGTAAATTAGAAACTGTGTTTCAAGTAATAGATTTATTAGAGGAATAGATGACAGATAACGTAAAACAAACAGACTATGGTTATGAAGTTGTTTGGACTGACAACGAACATTATTGTAGTAAGATATTAGTTTTTGAAAAAGAAAATAAACAAACTCGATTACACTTTCATAAAAACAAACACAAAAGTTGGTTTGTAAATGCAGGAAAGTTTGAAGTACAATGGGTTGATCCTAAAGACGGTAAAGCATATTCTAAAGAACTTCCAGAAGGTAGTGTGTTTGAAGTGCCTGCACTATTGCCAGTTACACTAAAAAGTTTAACTGATAACAGTGCTATGGCAGAAACTAGTAATAGTAATGACCCAGAAGATTATTATAGGTTAAATTAATGTTAGAAATAAATCAATCTAAAAAATTTAAAAAAGATCTTGCACAATATAAAAGAGATATTGAACAAATAGCTAACGATAGTGTTAAGCAAGACTGTTATAATATGTTGAATAAGTTAAAAAGCGAATATAGTTATATTGATTCTGCTCATAGTGTAATTAATAAATCAATTGACCCTACTCAGATAAGGGAAAATGTTGAGCGTAGTATAGCGTTAAGACAAAAATTAAATAAAATAATTAAATATTCGAAAGATCTTTAACGGTAATTGATCCTACCATTGAAGAGTGACTCTGACATTGATACGCATAAGTTCCAGGGGATCCTTCAGGAATTCTCCAATACAATGTACCGCTAGATTTTCCTTGTGCAGCACTATTTGTACTTACTGTGCCGGTTGATGTAACGTGTACTAAATTGCTAGTTAGTGCAGTTAGCGTATTGTCTTGTAGTTCAAATGGATGTCCTGCTATATTATCTAAGTCAAATGCGATTGTTGTTCCACTAATAGCATAGATAGTAGGGTTATTGCCACTGTAATGACTAGGAAATGTATAAGCACTTGTTCCAACATTATTAACTCTTAGCATTGCTATGGCAGGTTCGTATATTTTACCTATATCTATGCTTGCAGTTGACACATCACTTAGCGCACTAAATGTAGTCACGCCAGTAGATGGTGTAGTA